TTCCTTCCTTTGGCAGTCATGTTGGCAACAGTTCCCAACGGTTCGCCCCGTCTTCGTTTCGCTGCTAATGCATCTTTGATCCGTTCGCTTATCCGTTCGCGCTCATGTTGGGCGACACTGGCAAATATCCCAATGGTTAGGGTGTTGGCATCTGGTAAATCCAATGCCCGGAAATCTACCTTGGTATCTCGCAGGGTGAAGATAAATGACACGTTACGGGAAAGCCTATCGAGTTTGGCAATAAGCAGTGTTGCCCCGGTCTTCTTTGCATGGTCAATCGCCTTCATTAGTTCGGGTCTGTCGTCATTCTTCCCGGACTCCACGTCTTTGTATTCAGCAATCAGTGAACGCCTCTTATCCGCTTTGATAAAGTCCTGAACGGTCTTCTTTTGTGCATCGAGACCTAGACCTGAATTCCCCTGTTTCTTGGTTGAAACCCTGTAGTACGCTATCATTTTTGCCACGGTTTAAAGTTAAAAAAAGAAGGGGTTATTAAACCCCTTCCGTGTTCGATCCTACCATGCATAGGCAGGTATTTTCTCCACCTTCCCGTCAATTGTATCAATCAGGTCTTCGATATACACGTCATTGACCTCCTGTTGAATCACTCCCTTGAGGTTGGTCAGGTACACGTCAAACAAGTCCTTGCCGTTGACCCCGATGTACACCACACCTTTGAACAAATGACCCGATACACGGAATTTCAGGAACTTGTGTTCCATGTTAGTCCAACCCCGTGCACCCCATGACCAAACCTTTTGACTTCTACGCATTGCGTTTACAAGGTCGGTCATTGTTTCAAATCTCATGTAGTTCTCTTTGTTGATGTCAATGACGTTTTTCATAACTGATATTGATTAAAGTTGACTATAGACTATTTGATAATTGAATTGTAATCGGACACGGTCATGGTCTTGATCTCGTAACCCAACACTGAAATCTGAACTATCCCGTTCTCGATCAGGGCAACAGAGATGTCGTTGATGTTAGTTGCAATTGAGGCAAAAGACATCCAAGTGAGTTGTTCGAATTCGGCTGCTGTGATTGTTGACCTGATCATATTCGTTTTGTTTTCAATTAATACTCAAATATACCAAAAGGTAACTATCTGTAACATTAGTTACAAACAAATACCTTCACGGTTTTGCTGATTTTCTTACATGAAGACACCCACCGATAGACCTATTTAAATCGCTTATAGGCCATGTTCGGATCAACCCACCAGCAGCCCACCCGTAAGAATCGACCACGGGAAAGGCCACCACAGTGAGAAATACAGGGCTATTCAGAAAGGATAGAACACGGCACCCCAACACATCAAAAGCACATCAACCGAGTATTTAGAAGGGAGGGCGGGGCACTTTTCCCCGTGTTCGAAATCACTGATGGAAGAAACCAAAACATTAACACCAAAAGAAAGACAACTGGCAGGACTAACCCCGGTCAAGAAAGGTCAGGTCTTGAACCCTAACGGGAAGAAACCGGGAACACTCAATAGGGTTAACCAAGAGACCAAGGAACTACTTGCCCACGCTGCAAAGCAGAATCTGCCAGCAGTAAACATTGCCCTTGACTCGCTACTGAGATCAGAAAATGAGTCCGTCCGTAGTCGTGGGGTGGAACTCTACTTGAGGATGCTGGAATTCTCTCAACCCCGATTGTCGGCAATGGCCGTGAAAGGTGATGGTGTAGGTGCTGGTATCATCGTAATCGGTAAACCGGCTGACCTTGAATTGCCTATTGAGGACGTGACTGTCATTGAAGACGATAACCTTAATGAACAGGGTAATGATTAATGCAGGTCGATCTTTCCAATCTTCCAACGATTGTTTCAAAACATTTCTATCCCCTATTAAAGAATAACAAGAAATACCTTATTCTCTACGGTGGTATTTCATCGGGTAAGTCGGTCTTCATTGCTCAGAAAATCCTATACAGGATTCTAACCGATGGCATCAATCACCGTGTTCTTGTAGTCCGTAAGGTATCGGATAAATTAAGACAATCAGTCTTTGCCGAATTCGTCTCAGTTTTGAAGGACATGGGGTTGGCCTCTTACGCCAATATCACAACCAGTCCTTTGCAGATTGAACTATTCGGTAGTGTCATTCTATTCAGTGGGATTGACGATCCAGAAAAGATCAAGTCCATATCGCGTATAAGTGCAATCTGGATCGAGGAAGCCACCGAGTTGGAGTCCACCGATTTTGATGAACTCGCTGACCGTCTTCGTACTGACTATCCCACTTACAAACAGATCATTTTGTCATTCAATCCAATCAGTAAAAGCCATTGGTTGTACAAGAGATTTTTTGAGGTGGATGACCTGTCGAAAGACACGCACATTGACAAGACCACATACTTGAACAACGATTTCATAAATCGTCATGAGTTCGGAGAAAGTATAAAAGCCCGTTACAAGAACAATCCAAATGCTTATCAGGTAAAAGTGTTAGGTAACTTCGGAACTGATCAGACCGGGGGTGGTTTCTATTCCTCGTTTAGTCCGGGTGTTAATACCAAATCCGATCTTCGATACAATCCAGAACTCCCTTTGATTCTCAGTTGGGACTTTAACGTCCTTCCGTTTTCGGCCTGTATCATTGGTCAATTGTCTGGAAAGACCTTAAACATCATCGATGAAATTGCCCTTGCACATCCTTATAACCGTCCTTCGAATGTTATCAAAGAATTTGTAAGACGCTACCCACATCACTACAGTGGGATTTATGTCACTGGTGATGCATCTGGTAAGAACAACTCCACCAGAACAGCAGACGGTGTAAATGATTACACCGCGATCCTTGAAGGCTTAAAACCTTATATAGGTGTTAAAGATCATGTCCCTTCCAAGAACCCTAACGTGTTTCAGAGAGGCGAATACATTGGTGCTATTTTCACCGGGGATGTAGGCGGGGTTTGTGTCCAGGTGCAAGAGACCTGTGAAAATTTAATTCAGGATTTGATCAACGTCAAACGTGCAGAAGACGGAAGCAAACTCAAGAAAAGGGTCAAGGACAAAGTCACTGGACAATCTATGGAAGAATACGGTCACATGAGTGACGCACTTGACCTCATGATTTGTCAATTCCTCAAAGAGGATTTCAAAAAATATTTGAAAGGTGGTGACGCGTTTCTTACCGTTGGACAGGCTTACGTTTTCGACAACCTTTTCTAACCAGTAATTTCGAACTCAACAATCTTTGAAAGCCATTCACGCACCTGAGCATCATGTTTCCTGCTTGTGTACAATCTCAGTTTGTCCTCTGTTCTTTCAAATACAATTGGTGTCTCACCCTTTTTATTGACATTCCTCGGTCTAACAACCGTTGGGAAATACTCAACGTTTCGATCTACATCAACAACTATGTAAGTAATCATCAAGTTCTGATGCTTTGCCTCATGCTTACGCACGGCAAACTCTTTCCCGGAATCAAGTATAGTCGGTACAGCAAAAATAGTCTGAACATCATTAGCGAATGCGCGGATGACCATTAAGTCATCCTGATAGTTTACCATAATCGTATTAAACGGAGCAGGATCAAATTCAACATTCTTACCGAACTCACCTGCAAGAAGTACAACCGTGTATTCATCGAGTTTAACGAATTTGCCGTTCTCGAAAATAATCATCTCATACCCTGCACCCCAATGGTTCAAGAGGGAATCCGCTCTTGATACTTCTCGACCAAGCCAATAGGAAATCAAATACTGATTCATCACAAGAAATCCATCCTCATTTGTGATGTCCGTATCGAATGCAGGGTTTGAATCAATAAATTTCAAAAACTGATCTTTGCCCGTTCCATCAGCAAAAACCTTTTCATATCTCTCGTTTTCCAGTATCGATACCTTTCCGATTGACCTTGCAGCAAAGACATATCCATCCCCATCCTTGCTACTCTTGAGTACTATTGCAGTTAACTTATTACTATTCTTCTTGGGATACTTCTCAACAAAATGTAATAGTTCATCATCATTAAAATCCACATCACTAAAAGATTTCTTCAATTCACTTAAACATAGTTTTGCTTGTGACATGCTACCTGCGAATGCTACACAAAGTCGATCATTAATTACATAGAGTTTTTGCCGTAGGGTCAACGGTTTGTAAACAGCATCCTCCGGTAACACGCGCTTTGTACCATCTACGAAGGTCGGTGTTTTAATTCCACCCTCACACTGTTTCGAACTTATTAGAATATCCGCCATCATAATCGGATGGCCATGATTTAAAGTAAGGGAAATTAAAGTCATAAATATTTATTTTCACCGAAACACAAGTTCGGGAAAAGATTTACCTAAAACTCAGTATTTATAAAATATAAATACAATCACACATGAGTTATACATTATCATTCCCCGAATCCATCAAGGTAATCGATTCGGCAATCCAACAAGGGAAATCCCTTATTGACCTAATCCAAACGACAACTGGAATCACTATTCAGCACCTCGCACTGCTTGGTGATGAACTATTGCAAAAACTCAGAGCAACAACCTATGAGTTGATCAAGGCAAAATCCATAACAGGTAATACAAAACCACCTATTGAAAGATCACTGTCCAAAGCACTGGTGCTTTTCCTACATGAACTAAATAAAAGTGGTGGCGATTCTCACTATTCTGTCATCAGAGACATTGTACAAGCGAACTATGAAATGATGTGCAATGACTACTCCACACTCAGGTATTACCGTCTGATAGAAAAAAGTGAAACCGGAAACGGGTTTTGGAAAATCAACGAACGAGGTCAACGCTTTCTCACTGGTGAATTAAAGGTTGCAGAGAAACTCACTATCCAAAATAACAAAGTCATTATGGCGACAACGGACAAATTGGTGACCGTTCGCGACTTTATAGATTTCAAGGAGTACAGCGTCACCGACAAACTCATAGAAAAACGCAGGGACGGACTTGCTATGTACTAATAACCTTAAAGTGAAACATTATGAAAAATGGGAAGACCGAAAAAGGAACCAACTGAATTCAAAACCTGCAAAAAATGTAGAAAAAGAAAACACTCAACAGAATTCTATGCAACATCATCACAATGTAAACCTTGCCATAGCAAAACTGTCAAGAAAAATCAAAAGCGCAAAAAGAATTACTACAACGAATACCGAACAGAGTATGCCTTAAAACACCCTGACAAAGTAGCATTATGGAACAAACAGTTTATTGCCAATTGGGAAGAGAAACATGGTATGAAGTATAAAGACTACGCACTCGAACAGCACAATCAACGAAAAGTATCTGATCCGGCATATATGAAGCGTGTTAGCAGGAACGCAAAACGAACCCGCGAAAAAAATAAGGAGAAAATCGCAGAGCGTAGAAGACAATACTATTTGAAGAACCGAGAAGCAATTATGAAAAAGGAAAAAATGCGATACGAGCAGAACAGAACCAAATGTGTACTTACTCAAAAGATTTATCGAACCAAAACGTGTCTTCAAAAGGCTATAGAGAAAAACAACTCAGTAAAAATCAAAGCACTGATCGAAAAACTAAATACTTTATATCAACAACAAGCGACAATTAACAACCAACAAAAGAGTATTTAATAGTATGTTCGATACAAAATACAATATAGAAGACGGACGCTTTGAGCAAGCGTCAGGTGACACCATGAACTACTATGGATCAAACAATTTCCACGGTTCATTCAGCATTCAAACACCAGACAATATTGAAATAACCGGAAGCACGATCCGACTTAAAAGCCTCGCTTCTGACGTTAATATCGGTGATTACAATATTACCATAGACGTTAATGATGGCTACGAACAATCATATACATCATTAGGAACGAGCACTCTACAATTCTCAACGAATGATGATTGGAACAACGGCTACTACTCGTTCAGCAGAAATTCAAGCACGATGAACGTCAGCAGTACGGATGGCACACAATCGTATTTCTACATGTCGCCTTTCAACTTTAGTTTGACATTCAGTGACTCAGTAAATGAATTGAATTCATCGTTGTTCCTTGGTGGCAATATCTCTTCATTCCAGTGTGGGGACTTAACGTTCAGTCTAAATGCCAGTGCAGATGGCGCAAAATTCTCTGATGTACGAACAACGACTAAAGGCATCGAGTACGACCGTTCAAACTATTGGACAGGCTTCACTAATTCATCCTTGACAAACAAGGAATACGTAGACCTTCATCAATTGAGATCATTCACAGTTAGCACTTTGCCATCAGCATCCATTGCCGGGCGAATGATTTACGTCAGTGACGAATCAGGTGGATCAGTCGTTGCTTTCAGCGATGGAACCAATTGGAGACGAATGACCGACAGAAACATAGTGTCATAACCTTATCTACGACTCTTATGAGAAATGACTACAGGACAAACAACAAGCATCAGGATTTACAATGCAATAAAACAATCACTACCAAGTGAAGTAAAACAATTCAACCTTTGGAACAACCAGATCAGCAAACTGAAAGAGGGTAACGCCAATCCCGTCAGATTTCCTGCGGTCTTCATTCAATTCGAAAATGAATACAACCAACTCTCAGTAGGGCGACAAGAAATTAACGGCACATTTATTCTATACCTATGTTTGCAATCCTTGAAGCACGATGATGAAGACATTCTATTGTGGAAAGACTACCTGTTTCAGAAGTTATCAAACGCGTTGCCCAAGAATGGATTTCAAGACTTCTATAGACGCTTTGAGATACAAGACACTGACTTTGATAATCTGATCATCTGGCAACAAGAATACTCATACAGTTACATTGACGACACGGCCAAAGATGAATTAAATAATATTACTGTCAATCCGTTTACGATTGACGCTGATGTACATTATTAACCTATGTCCAACAGTGCTCATGACTTCGCCAGAATATGGTCGGGCAAACTTGCAAGAGTTCAACGACTATTGAGACGATTACCCCGTGATGTCGGAAATGAAGCACTGATATTCTTTTTGAACTTGTTCAAGAAAGAAGAATCCCCGGAAGGAAAACCGTGGTCACCCCGCAAAGTTGATGGTGATGGTGCGAGATCGTCAAGGCGTTCTTTGCTTGTTAAGTCTGGACGATTACGAAAATCTATCAGGTTGACAAGGGTAACGTCCAACAGTGTCAGCATTGGAACAAATGTCTCTTATGCGAAATACCACAACGATGGAACAGAACGATTACCACAACGACAATTCATTGGCAAGTCAGCAGAACTAACAAGAAGACTTCAAAGGATGATCAAAGCCAAAATACTTTGGGAGTTGAGAAAGTGATTTGTTAGGTTTTCCGGATTGATCTGCTTGATATTAGATGATAAATTCGTTTACACAATAAACGTTACCCTCTATGACAACTAAGTTGAAAGAACTTTTGGCCGTGTTCGATAATTCACGTCAGCACATTGAAACCTTAATTAACATTTTGGAATCCAACCAACGGAACGATGGTCACAAGATCGCCAACCAGATATTCATGATCGACATGACGGTAATCGACATTCAAAAAAAGGTGGAGCACCTAAAGAAAGTACTGCTCTAACAGAATTTCTTCAACAGGTATTTTTTTAAAATCACCCCAACTAACATTGGGGTATCGAAAATGCCGTGTAACTGGTTAATAATCAACGTTTTTTTGGAAATGATCTGGCTCATTCGGCCCTTGGAAAATCAAATTCTGGCCTCTATAATTGCTTTTACCAGTAGTAATTTTTGGATAGGGTAAAATATTCATGCACCTTTTTGAAAATTGACTATTTATATAACGAGGGAAGTTCCCTCACTCATTTTAGTGATTGTAAGGTGACCGTGTCGACAACGGTCACCTTTAGTAAAAACAACACTAATTGAGAACAACAATCACTTTAAACCATAAGAACAAATGAGCATTGAAACTACTCACGACCGCAAAGATTCAAGACATTCTTGAAGAATCATTCAACAACACCGTTGACTACAAATCAGTAAAAATTACCGTAAAAGAAAGAGGCATTAAGAAAACAATCATCAAAGATGTTATCCTTGCTGACCTCAAGAAAACCTACTTATTCCCTTGCCAATTAATCCTGAGCGAAATACTGAGCATTCAGCAGGGCAAGCATAGGTTTGATCAATACGTTAACATCTCCAAAGTTCAGTTAGAAAAATGCCTTACCAGTCGTACAAGACTGACAGCAATGTTTATTCTTGAGCACACACTTGGAATCATCGAGGTCAATCACAGTTACCGCTTCAACTCCATTGGGAATTTACTGAATCGACCCAAGGCTTACATCATTTCCAACCAGTATAAAGGTGACGTTACAACAATCAACACAGAGGGGGACACCACACGGGGAAAACGTTTATTACAGGGACACCATACAGGGAATAGTTCTGGTAAGGGGACACCACACGGGAAAATAGAAGACAACGTAAGAACAACCAACAGCCGTACCTGTATTGGTGTCCCCGTTATCTGTACAACAACAGGCAGGGTGTATAATCACGTCAATATGATGAAGAAAGAGGATAGAGTGTTGTTGAAAGACAACAGTGGAAACAATCTCATCGATGTTGACTTTTCATCATCTCACCTACAGATGATCATAAAAGCGATTAAAGCCGATTTAAGGGGTGGTCATTATGAGCCAATGTTTGGCATCAATGGTAAAGATTACTTGATTCAGGAGGTCTTACAGTTCAAACAAGATGTACTTAGCAACGACTTCTACACCATGATGGCAAGTGAGTATAGTACGAGGAACGGAACCAATTACACCCGTGATCTTGCCAAATTGAATGTGATGTACTGGTTAACCGGATGCTTTACAAGCAGAAAGTTTATTCGGTTTTTACGAAATAAGTACGAACAAATAACTCACTACATTGACCATGTGAACAAAAATGAGTCATCGGGTTACAAAACGATTACTAACAAAACTTTTCGAATGTCGGTGAAAAAGAAGAACGGCATGGCAGTGAAGTTGATGAAGATAGAATCAACATTAATAAATGACATCCACAATACGTTGACTGATAAATTTCCTTCTATAACGCTATACAGCATCTTTGACGGGTTCCTTGTTGATCAAGAACACAAAGATTTCTTGATAAAAATGATTCAACAGAAGGGGAAAGAATACTTAGAGTTCGAACCGAAATTAAAGGTATGTTCGAATTGTCCTGATGAAGTAAAGGAAGCAAAACAAAAAGTAGTTGACTTGATTGATGATAATGGTGTGGACATTACGCGAATGCCAACAATTTACCCGGCTATTTCTGAATTTTTGGGGGTTGATTTGTTAACCGAAGTTAACGGTGTCACTTAGCATATATAATATAGAGAAAGCGTAACTATCTGACTATCAACGAACATTTATTCGAAATATCTTGACCGGATGTTTTGAATACCGTAGGTTCAATCGATCAAACGAAAAACTTATGGAATTCAAGATGATGACAGAAATTTGCAGAATCAGTATCGGCAAAAACAATCTCGACAGCGAGTACGCATTCTACACTGATGGAACTGTAATACATGAATATGACTTGGAAAGTGGCGCACGACATGTTGACGAAATTCATGTGCGGGATATTGATACACCTGAAAGGCTTGCATTAAGAGAAGCATGTGAGAAACAGTACAAGCAGAAAATTCAAGACCTCTTTAATCTGTATTGATCTAACTCTTGGATGGCAGCAAAGGTCTGTGTCCGGTCATGCCAGTAGTCTAAGTCGTTGAAGTTCGCCACAACATATTTTGCACCGGCAGTCAGTTCATTCAATCTCTTATAGAACTCGACTGCATCATCAACAGGAGACGGAAGGTGAACTGAATAGGAGTCGGTGTTGCCATTCTGTTTGGTCAATTTAAATCGAACGAGTAACGAGACCAATTCCTTCGGTTGCTTAACAACAAAAACACCATCTGGCAAAGTGTTATCTTTTGAAAAATGTACTACTCCATGATTGTCAAGTATCTCTTCATAAGGATTGTTGATCTGTGCCCTTATGAAATTGTACTGAGGGTGCATTATTAAACCATAGCCAAACTTATGAAAGGCCAACAGGTAGGCGATCTTCAAAATGTTTGCACCGACCTCTCTGGTTCTGTCCTTGACTTCAAAATTGAATTCCTTTTTATCTTTGACTGAATCCACAAACCTCATGAGGTCATCCTTGTTGCTCATGGTGAACTTCACTTCATTCTTATTGAAGTCAAATTCTGTAATTGCGCCAAACCGACCTTCTTCTGATTTCAACTTTGCTCTCCAATTGACAACCTTTGAATCGGGTCGATCAGGGATGTAATTCAGTTCTTTGTCAGCATTGCTGAAAAAATTATTGCACTTGTGACAGGTTAGGACTTCGGTTTTACCACCTAAGTGTTCGGGCGGGACGTGCTCTATCGTTAGATAATTCTTATCCCCGCTTTTATGCACGTCTGACTCCTTGAATGTATGAAAGCATATCGGACATATCACAATGTCCTTCAAAACATCGCGCTTATAGTATGGATTCTCACAAAGCAACTCAATGTTCTCTCGGTACTGTTTGAACAGATGCAGTTTGCGTTTTGCCTTACCCATGAATCAATATACATTTTTGACAATTAGTGACAATGGCAAGTGCCTTTCTGCCGTTAAATCAGTGAAATTGAGGCCGTTTAGGGTATATTGCAGGAAGACTTGCCCCATTATCCAATATGAGCGTTACCAAAAGAAAGTTTAAAACCAATGCACGGCTGTTGTCACAGTCGCTGACCAAATACCCGAATACATTCAGGGCACTTTTAGAACTTCTCAATAACTCCGTTCAGGCAGATTCAAAAAACGTGTACATCACGTTTGACTATGGTGACCCTAACAAGATGGAGCCATTCATAAAAACGATTTCAATTTTGGATGACGGCAACGGTGTCCCTGCATCTGAATTTGATACCAAAATACTTGAGATTGCGACTAACGTTAAAGATGGTGGTGAAGGGGTTGGTCGATTCGCTGCATTCCAGATTGGTGCATTTATGGAAATCGATACAGTGGCTTTCGATAAGGCAAAAGGAAAATGGACAGAAGTGAATTTTTCCCTCGATGCCAATACTCTGACGAAAGGAAACCTTGACGATTTTCCGTTTGATGTTGACGAAACCATATTTGATGACGCGAAGAAGTCAAGTTATCAGGTTGTCATAAAACATTTATACCAAGCATTGGGAGCAACCAAGGTTCCGGCACGTCAAAAATTAACTCCTGATTTCAAAAGGGAAAACATTGGTGATAAGATTTTCGAACAGTATCCTTTTCAAATTTTCAATAGCAAGGTGAAGTTTCATATCAACAACGTTGAGTTGAAACGAGAAGACTTTATTATCGGTGATCCAATTATTAAGACACCTGAGTACGTCACAAGTGGTGGTGTTGATAAGGAGATCAGGATAATGTTCTACCGTGTCAAGAATCCAAAAAATAACGTTAAGATTTTCTTTTCGATCAACCACGGTGGATTGCAAACACCTGCCAAGACGTTCAATTATTCTTCTGATTGGCACACGCCTGATTTAGGAACATGGTTTATTTATGTTGAATCTGAAATGTTCAACACTGACCTATTCCGGAACATCGACATGGAAGAATGGGGTGGTGACGAATTAGCCAATATTAAAAATTTTGTTAAGGACAATGTAGATTCATTTTTCAGAGATAGAAATGAGAGGTTTAATAAGTTCGTTCAAAAACTTGATGCCGACTCATCAAACCCACTCAAAAAGAAAAAAGTTAGTAGTCCCTCTGAGGAAGTTGTATTTAAAAAGATTGCCTTCTTAATAGAAGACGAATACCATCTTTTAGAGAATCAGGAGAAGACAAAAGATGTTGTGTACTCACTGCTGGACGAAGCGATCTCAAACGGTCAAATACGTTCGATCTTTGAAAAGGTTGTAAAACTGTCTCCCGGTGCAGTCGACAAACTCAATGCATTACTGGACAAGACCGACTTAGAAAACATCATTCACTTCGCCACGGATGTTGCAAAGAAAAAAGAGTTCTTAGATTTCTTTCACGAGATCGTGTACGGGGAAATTTCCAAAGTACTTCGTGAACGGAGCCAACTACACAAGATCGTTGAAAAACAACTATGGTTGTTTGGTGAACAATATTCCAACACTCCTGCCCTATGGAGCGACAGGAAAATTGGCAACATCATCGAGGAACTCAGACAACAGCATTTCGCATATCTCCCAACGAAAGAAGATGATAACCTAATTGATGGAATCGTATACCCTCCGGGTGTAGATGACATCACTGATCTATTTATCCTCAGTGAAAAAATCGGTGACGATGGATCGCGTGAAATTCTTATTGTCGAATTAAAGTCACCCAAATGCGCAATTAGTCAGAAAGAAATCAATCAAATCGATCGTTATGCCTATGCACTTG